AACCAGATGAGTGTAGATGAGCCGGACAGAGTTTGGTTGACACTGGCAACAACAGACCCATTAATGACATAAGAGATAATATGAGAGTAAAATTGCATGGTGGTAGATATAACTATGGAAGACAGGAATCAAGTGAAACATGGACATGCCCTGTCTCTTATAGGTATGAATCATTAAGCCAGCTTGATAGATACAAATATGAAACTATTGTAAAGATGTTACAGGGTGGGTGGGTAGACTTTGACGCTAGAGGTAATGTAATATTAACCAGAATAAACGAGGCATATCCTGATGTACATCCGAATGTGATAAAAGAAATAGCATCAAAAGAGAGTATAAATAAGACATATGCAGGGTATATGTAAAATCCTTGACGTAATGAGAATAAATGTCATAAAAGTATATGAAGTATGAAATATGTGGCAATTGTGCCGAGTACATTAACCATAAACAAAAACGTGCCAAAGGTCAGGCTGATACAGAGTTTTTCGAAATCTGTTCTGTGTGTAATGGTGATAAGCAACCTGAAAGAGTAAGCATACATAGTCCAGAACAGGAAGAAGAGAGTGTAGATAATGAAGACGAGGTAACCGATGAGCAAGAAATCACCGAAGAAGAGTAATTACTCTATTGGTGAGGTTGTAAAAACTCAACTTGGAGAAATGATTATCAAGGATATTATGGATGATAAAGTAGAAGTCTATAAAATACAAGATTCTGAAAAGAGATTGAAATCTACAATTATTATCCCATTATCTGACATACTGGATAAAAAAGAAGTCAATACTACTTATCAAAAAGATGAACCAAAAGAAGATTATACGGAGTTTATCGAAGATTCAGAATAATGCCATATCCGTCAGAACATGCAGCGAGAATTAAAGAGCCTGGGATGTTTCAGAAAGGCTCGATTAGATCTAAGGAGTTATCAGGAGGAGTCAGATTAATTCTTGGTAAACTTGATAACTCAACTTCTATGACAGTACAAGCTGTAAGATTTGATAAGAATAAATGGACTGCAGAACGAGCAAGAAAGTGGCTAAAAGACCATGACTATAAGTATATTAGTTTTGAAAAGGCAACAACATGAAAAGATCAATAATGATTAAAGGCAGACAGATAGTGTATAACCATGAGGTTAAATGGTATCAGTTTATTAAATGGATAAGATTAGAGCTGTCATTTGTTTGGCAGATTATTAAACATATATTTAAATCATGAGTGATACAAAACCACAGAAATCTACAGATGACAACAAATTAGATGTTATTGATAGAAAAATAATCAAATTAGTCATTGAAAACGCCACATACACAGACAACCAGATCGCAGAAAAGTTAGGTCTTGAAAGGACCACAATCAATAAGCGCAAGAACTCTAAACGTGTCCAGGAAGAAATAGAGAGGCTGCAGAAATCGGCCTTAGATGAGTTTTTAGATGCTCAAAAAGAAGCTGTCCGTGTAGGTAAAGAATTACTCAAATCAGATAATGAACATATAAGGCTTATGGCGTTTAAGGCATTTACGCAAAACATACAATCAAGAAAGTTAGAGATAGAAGGCGTCAAAATAGTTTATTTAGATAAAGATGACGCAAATCTATGAATTCAATAAAACACCAAAACAGGCAGAAGTAATAAGACTGATGTCTAACCACACTGAACTATTAATAGAAGGTGGCGGCAGAGCAGGGAAAACATTCATTGAAATATATGCAATCATAATAAGAATGCTCAAATATAAAGGGTCCATGCACCTTGCATTGAGAAAGCACTTTAACCATGCTAAGCTCGCGTTATTTTCTCAGACAATACCTAATGTACTGGAAATAGCTTTCCCAAATGTTAAGTATAAACAAAATAAATCTGATTATTACTATGAATTAAACGAATCACAGTTGTGGATAGGTGGAACAGACGATAAAGAAAGAGTTGAAAAGATATTAGGGACAGAATGGGCAACTATATTTCTTAACGAAATATCCGAACAATCATACAGTACATATGAATTATTAAAGACCAGGCTAAACCCCCCAAGAGGCGTAAAGCCACTAATGTTACTGGACCAAAACCCGCCTTCAACAAGACACTGGTCATATATTAAATTTCATATGAATATGAATCCAGAGAATAACCAACCATTGCCAAAGAAACTCCAAGAAATGCAAGCATGGTTTAAGATGGTCCCCAAGGATAATGAAAATAATCTTAATGAAACATACATCCAAACATTAGAGGGCTTAAGCGAGTCAAAAAAACGCAGATTTTTGTATGGAGAATATACTGACGATACAGAAGGCGCATTATGGAAAATAGATTGGATTACTCGTAATAGATTAAATGATAGACCGTCTATGTCCAGAGTTATAGTTGCAATCGACCCTAACGTGACCGATGACAAAAAGGTTAATGAGACAACAGATGAGGCAGGAATAATTACAGTGGGTCAGTATAGAATTAAGGATGACTGGCATTATTGCGTTATCAGGGATGATTCGACACCGGGTCTGTCATGGGGAGCAGTAGCAGTTGAGGTATTCAGGCAAGAGAATGCTGATAGGATAATCGGCGAGGTTAACCAGGGTGGCGATCTGATTGAAATGAATATACGTAATTATGATAGATATGTACCATTCGATTCAGTGAGAGCTACAAGAGGCAAGGAAGTTAGGGCTGAACCAATAGCGGACCTCTATAGACGTGGTTATGTGCATCATTTAGATGAGCTTCCGGAGCTTGAACAAGAATTGGTAACATGGGTCCCTGGCAATGGTAGAAGCCCAAATAGATTGGATGCAGTCGTATGGGCTATATCATATCTAAGCGGGTCAGGAGGCAGTAATATTAATACAGTAACAGGATGGTAATATGATTAACGCACAACACGAAAAGTATACAAAATGGATAGGCGTATGGGATAAAATTAAGGACGCCATTGCTGGACAAGACAACGTAAAATCTAAAGGTGAAAAGTATCTACCTAAATTACCAGGGCAAGACGATAACGCATATAGAGCATACTTACACCGTTCACAGTATAACAATCTATGCGGCAGAACTATGCAGGTCGCCATAGGCCAGTTATTCAGGAAAGAGCCTATTACTGTGGGTATAGATGACTTTATAGAAAACATTAATCTTGAGGGTTCACATTTTAATCATTTTTCCAAAGAAGTTTTTGGGGATGTATTAAAATACAATAGATCATGTATATTAGTTGATTATTCTGATGAAGGGCAGCGTGTATATTTAAAACGATTTGAGGCTAAAAGTGTTATTAATTGGAGATCTGAAATAATTAACGGTGATAAGCAATTAACTTTAGTAGTTATTAAGGGCGAACGTTGTACTTACGTTGATTATGAGAAAAAAGAAACTGAAATATACTTAGAACTATACTTAGAAGATGGCATGTATAAAAGCCGTGAATGGGAAGAAGTCAAAAGACCAGATGGGACACGTGGTTTTGAGGTAATCACAGAAAGCATGAAAACACCATTAATGGCTGGTGAACCATTGCCATTTATTCCATTCTATTTTGTAACATCATATGGAATTAGCGAGAAAATAAAAACACCCGCACTATCAGATATTGTGAATATTAATTTAGGCCATTATGTAAACTATGCAGATTATGAAAATATGTTACACTGGACAGGCGCAAAGACTATCATCACTAAGGGTAGAGGGAATAAAACATTTCCTGTAGGGGCATCGGTTGACTTACCTACGGATGGGGATGCATATTTTTTAGAAGCTTCGAGTGATTCAGGTCTTGAAAAAGAGATACGCCATAAAGAAGAACTAATGGCAATTATGGGTACTCAGTTATTAAGCGGTAAAGGCAAGTATGTTGCAAGCGCACAGACAAGCCAAATATCATCAGAGGGTGAATATGCTACGCTTGCAGATATAGCTAATGCAATATCGCACTCAATGACTAAGGTAATGAAAATAGCTATTGAGTGGGCCGGCGGGAATTCTACAAATATTAATATAGAATATAACACAGATTACCAGGTTAATGAAATACCAACAGGCAGATTAACAGAATTGCTAGGTGCTTGGCAATCCGGGGGTATATCATATGAGACTTTCTATTATGTTCTTAATTCATATGAGATATACCCTAATGGATGGTCAAAAGAATTGGAGCTTGAATTAATAAATGAATCTATGACTAAACAAGTCACTGATAGGCAAGCTAAACTAAATAGCCAGGTAGACCAGAAAATGATGCCAGTTAATCAACCGGATAACAGCTCAGGTGACACAACAATAGAATGAATTTAAAACAGTTTCAATTATTTAGTCAGTCACAGACAGAAGATGAAGTAAATGCACTGGTTAACCAAGTTACTGCAGCATATCAAGATGCAGCAAACGCTATACAGGCAGAATTAAACAGCTTATACGTTACTGTATTAGATACAGTTGACCCAGTTAAGTATTATGAAACGATGCTAAAAGTAGGAAGACTGGAAAGTTTATTAGACTTCTCACAAAGCCAGTTTAGCTATTATTCTAATATTGCTAACGAGTCATTAGAAAACGCATCAAGATTATCCATGTCTAATACGTGGTACAGACAGCAATATACATATTCATGGTTAGATCAGAATTATTCGTTAGCATTACTCGACCCAAGAATTATTGAACTATCTGTATTAGGAACTCCTGAAAGCTGGTCTAATATTACAGATAGCTTATTAGCTAAAAGTCTAGAATGGCCTGATTATGCTCCACAATACGGTAGTTTATCAGAACTGTTATTAAGTAACCAGACTGAGCAATTGGCAAAGATACAACAGGTTATAACAAGCGGGTTAATACAAGGTAAGTCTATCAGCGCATTAGGTAAAGACATCCAAGAGATTATGGATAATTTTACATACCAAGCTGATAGAATTGCACGAACAGAGACAGCCAGAACTATGAATTTAGCGCATCAATTAGCAAGTATTGAGGCAGAAGGTAAAGGCCTTAGAATTATGCGTATGTGGTCTGCAGCTAAAGACAGTAGAACAAGACCCACACATGCCGCGATGGATGGCAAACTTGCCCCACCTGATGGCCCATTTCCTAACGGTGTTATGAGGCCGGGAGCATGGCCACAAGTAAAAGATAATGTAAATGAGCGATGCACTACTGTTGATGTGTTAGTAGATAGCAATGGTAATATTGATAGGCCTAAATTTATGAGAGGCAGAAACCCGGCAACTGGAGAGAATGAAATCTACAGCTATACAGATTTTACAGATTGGGCAGACTCAGTTAATCTTAAACAAAACGATTATGGAGAAATGTACATATGATAAATGATAAATTAAGTTATACTACAGCAGGACGTTTAAAGACATCTAACCAATATCCTATATTTGAGATGAAACATATTTCTAATGCACTGGATACCCAGGTGTCTACTAGGATATATGGTGCTATTATTAACCACGGAACACCAGTAGGCGCAGGATTTCAGGTTGGTGAAGTTATTACGGGCGGCACTTCGGGGATGAAAGGGACTATAACTGCTGTTGGTTCTGGGAATATAACATATAATAACACTGTTGACTATACAGCAACGGGAGGTGGTACAGTTGGCTATCCCAATGATTGGACAGATGGAGAAACAGTAACAGGCGGGACATCTGGCACAACTGCAACGGTTACAGACCACGACACAGGAGCGCATTGTTATTATGATTACTATACTTCATCAGTGCGCTTAAAAGTTGGTACACTGGCAGGCCAGAAAGTAATTAGACAATCTGTAAGATACAACCCTTATTTCCCAAGTTTTGAACAATCACCAACACAGACAACTACTATCGAATATAAGGATAATGTTAAACAATACATTGTATATGGTGATAGTGAAGACGCATTAGGATTAATGATTGATGGTCAGATACCTAAAGTTGTTTTAAGGAGTAATGTATCAGGGTCTCCACAAGAGATCACCAGAGAACAGCCTAAGTGGATAGATGGACACGGATTAGATTTACAATATGGTCAAATTCTATCATCTTATCTAAAATGGCTTGGTTATGGTAATGCCGGTGTAGATATGACCATTGACGGTGTTGATCGTGAATTATGGGAATTTCTGACAGCAGGTAAATTAGATGATGTTTATATGCGGTCACCATCTAAACCCGTATCATGGCATATTGAAAACACAGGCACTACTACAAGCCCAACAGAGTTGCGGGAAGTATGCGCAGTTGTACAGTCAGAAGGTGGGTATATTTTACCCGGGTTAGAATTCTCTGCTGATATTCCTTTCCGTGGAGCAGAGGTGGGGCAATCTGCAGAGCGAACTATAAACTCTGCTACATTTACTCCATTAATGGCTATACGATTAAAAGCTAATTACCCAGCAGGTAAGCCTAATAGAAAAACAATTAGATTATTAGACGCTGTATTTGGAGCAAGGTCTGACGATATTAGTGTAAGAATGTATCATGTTCATGGTTTAACATCATGCAATGGTACATGGTCAGATATTGATAATTCAAGTGCAGTAGAATACAACACTACATTGACAAGTTATACAGCGATGCATAAGCATTTAGTTCAACCAGCATCTGTATATTCATCATTAGGTGGAGGCGGTGGTATCTCTGACGCCCCAATCGATGTACTGAACAACCATTCATACATTAATCAAAACTATGAATCAGATAACAGTGAGTTGATAATTGCTGAGGTAGTAACAAGAACAGGCGCGGCTGCTATTACAGGGCATATGACATGGATTGAATCTGAATAAAAATGTCCGGGCTTCCACCGGACTGCTGTTATGAAGGAAACTTAGTTAAATGGAGTTGGTAAAGGCAATATAACATAGGCAGTTTATATTGTAAACAAATATTTAAGGAGTATTTATGCCAATTACCAAAGAAGACCTTGCAGAATATCTGCAGGACGAAAATAATAAGACAGAGTTTAATGAACTCGCAAAATCATTAGGATACGAGACCCCGGAGGATATAGAAGGATTAAGGAATAAGAACAACGAAGTTATATTAAAACTTAAGAAGGAAAAAGAAGAAAGAACTAAGCTACAAAAAACACTTGACGAAATCAATCTTGATGAGTATTATGAATACAAGAACGGAGCAGATACAAGTAGCAAAGCACAGGCACAGGCCAACGCATTGCAAAAAAAACTTGAATCTCTCTTACAAGAAAAGACTGACATAGAATCAAAGTACATGTCGTCTCAGATCGAATCACAATTAAGCCAGGCTTTAGAAGCAACAGGCTTTAAAACTCACAAAGGAATTTTAAAACAAGCCCTACAAGGTAAGGCGAAAGTCGAAAATGATAACGGTAAGCCTATTGTTATTATTGAAGACGAAAACGGTTTACCTTTACCTGTTAAAGAGTATCTGATTTCGTTCGCTAATTCTGAGGATGGTAAAAGATATTTAGACCAACCAGAGAACAAAGGCGCAGGAAGTCAAAATATATCTGGTACAAGTGGGAGCCGGCAAGTCACTGAGGAAGAGTTTAAAAAGTTACCTCCGAAAGCGAGAGCATCTTTTATAAATTCTGGTGGCAAAATAATTTAACAGGAGGGCTATAAATGGCCAACACATTAACAGCACTTGCGCCGGTATTGTACAGCGCAGCGCAAGAGGTAGCTAAAGAACCAGTAGGATTTCTTGACGCTATTAATATGAATTTCGATGACAAAGGAGTTGCACTTAATGACTCTGTAAAGGTTCCAGTTGCTCCAGTTGTATCAACATCAAACTACACACCAGCAATGACAACCAGCGCAGGGACTGATAGGATAGCATCCAGCGTAACAGTAACTATTGACAATTCTAAAGAGGTAACATGGCACTTAACAGGTGAACAGCAATTATCTTTGATGAATGGTGATACTGACAAAGAATGGGTAAGACAGCTTATTGCACAAGGTATGCGAGCATTAAACAATGGCGCAGAGTCTACACTTGCATCTGCTATTTATACCAATGCATCAAGGGCAGTAGGAACCGCAGGTACTACACCGTTTGCTACTAACATTGATGTTATTGCAGAAGCCTACAAAGTATTAAAAGATAACGGTGCGCCGCTTGCTGATATGCAGATGGTTATAGATACAAGTGCAGGGCTTAACGCTCGTAAACTTGCTATCATCCAACAAGCAGATCAAGCTGGAACTCCAGAAGAAAGACGAAGCGGAAACTTCTTACGTCAATTTGGATTCCAACTTAGAGAGTCTGCCGGTGTTCAGTCGCATACTAAAGGTACTGGTACAGGCTATGATATTATTGCAGCTGGCGAGGCAGTTG